ATGGTCTAGTTAAGGTGATGAGTCAGAGGTGGTGCTCGCTGTTGGGAACAACAGAACTGTCCAACCAGACAGGACTCATGCAGTACAGTAAAAATTTACTTATGTAGAAATGCCCTGTACTTGTAGGTATACATTATTCCTATCTCCCACCCCAAATCCAATAAAATCTAAAACAATATGTCATTCGCAGACTTAAAGAAAAAATCAAGTAACAATTTACAATTCTTACAGAAAGAATTAGAGAAGACAGTAAGTAACAAGAACGTTGATGAACGCTTCTGGAAACCAGAAGTAGATGCATCAGGTAATGGTTACGCAGTAATCAGATTCCTACCAGCACCAGATGGTGAGACTGTACCTTGGGCAAAGGTTTATTCACATGCATTCCAAGGACCAGGTGGTTGGTACATTGAGAACTCACGTACAACATTGGGTGAGAAAGATCCAGTAGGTGAGGTTAATCGTCAGCATTGGAACGATGGAACAGAAGAGGGCAAGGACATTGCACGTAAGCAGAAGCGTAAGCTATCATACTACAGCAACATCCAAGTCGTAAAGGATCCAAAGCACCCTGAGAATGAGGGTAAAGTATTCTTGTACAAGTATGGCAAGAAGATTCATGACAAAGTTCTTGCAGCAATGCAACCTGAGTTCCAAGATGAGACACCAGTAAATGTGTTTGATCTATGGGAAGGTGCTAACTTCAAGTTAAAGATCAAGAAAGTCGCAGGTTTCTGGAACTATGACAGCAGTGAGTTTGATAGTGTTAGTGCTTTGTCTTCAGATGATACTGAATTGGAAGCAACATGGAAGTCAGAGCACTCGCTGGAAGCGTTCACAGCAGCAGACCAATACAAATCATACGAAGACCTAGAGAAGAGGTTACAACTCGTTCTAGGGTCTGCTCCACGTGCTACAGTACCATCTGTAGATAGTGAGGAGTATGAACCAGTTGCAGCAGCACCTGCTCCAACACAGTCATCATTTCGTCAGCAGATGAGTGCTCCTGTTAAGAAGGAAGCAGTCGTTGAAGATGACGATGCACTATCATACTTTGCATCACTAGCATCCGATGACTAATACAGTTGACCTCTGGGTCAACTACAAAAAAGTTCTTGATGATGTATTCCCTGAGTTTCAATTTGAATCTCGGTGGTGTGAGTGGGAAGGTAAAGATGATCTGACATTAACAGCAGACATCTTTACTGCTCCACACTTTATAAAATCTAGAAGAGTAGATATCTACAATTCAAAATCAGATATCTATAACAATGTAATCTATCCTAAGACAGGGAGTAACCTTCCCTGTTTCGGGATGGATCTCATGGGTTTCTTTGAGAAGAAAGTCATCATTGTATTTGACTTCCAGCATCCAGTTGAAAAGTATTTGTTTTCTTTACCTACTCTACCTAAAGCAGAGAAAGACTATCGGTTCTTTGAGATGGGCAACCATTTTTCAGAGAACATTTTTGTAAGGTACTGTGAGTTTGATCAGGTTGATACATACGTTCCAACCTTTAGATATTATCTGAATCTCTACCGAGAGATGATAGATGAAGCACAACCAACAGGAGAAGACACATCATTCTACAAAGACTTTGATACATACATGAAAAAACTAGACCCTATCCTTGGATACATGTCTAGTAGGTTCGGTAAAGATAAAGCTGACCGAATGATGGACGAGTTCTTCTTCCCTTACGCTGATGAAAACAGATGAAGTGATGGGTCATCCACTATGGATGCTACCAGTCATGATGCTATCAGTTCTCTTACTGATAGAAGGTTTACATACTTCAGCACATCTTCATCAAGAGATGGATGTACATGGTATCTGTAAACGGAACAAAGAGTACATTGAGAGTAAAGAAAGCGACTACTAAATATTACAACTAAAAGTATAAAATGACAGATTCAAACATTCAACCACCTGATACTACAGGCAATCCTGTACCAGGAACAGACGTAACCTATACTACACCAGCTGGTTTATATCCAGAGAGTACTGATCCAAATATAGTTGTTACAACTGGAACAACAGCAGATACATATACCGTTGATCCTTATGCATCAGCAGTTGACTTTCATGTAGATAACATGCAGTCTGCACCTGCTGATCCTAGAATAGATCATGTACTAGAACATCTACACAATCTTGAAGCTAAGATTGATGATATTCATGCAAGACTTGATGGTGTATCACGTCCACCAACAACATAATTTCAAATCTGAAATTTCAGATCCTTAAATCCCCGAAATTTTTTCGGGGTATTTTTTTGCCCAAAAGGTTTTCAACCACATTGGTATGTAAATTAGACAGAGTGCAGCACTCCAGAATGTAACGAGAAAGAATACATCAAGTGCTCTGTGATGAGAAAGTATTAAACCTAACACAACAAACAAGATCCACAACCAGTCTAAGGTTGAATGGATCTTTTGCCATGTGTCACCGAAGTCTTTGATGAGTTCCTCTCTGATCTGTGCAAAGAGTGGTGATACATGTCTCATCATAACGAAACCCTCATTGATAAACATGAGAGTGAATCCAATAAAAAATATCATACGCCAGTTTTTTTAAGTCGTTTGTTAATAAAGTCAGATGATTCTGAGTAAAGGTTTTGTAGTTTAAATTCGTCTACGAATCTATTGAAGTATCCTTTCCTAAGAATATATATTTCTCTCTTCTTCTCGTTCTCTGCTAACTCATGTTCGTAGTTAGTAATTGGTTTGGACACTGTGTTACCATTGACAGTGATGTGTTGAGTTCCATTCCAGTATACGAAAGGAGAATCGTAGAAAGTTTTATCTACTGTTAGTCCACCTTCTAATGCTAGTATAGATTTACCACTAAGAGTCTGACCAGATTTAGTTTCTATTGTTTCGTAGTGATGTATACCACTGTAAGTATCATCACCATACTTCTCTTCAGCAATTTTTCTTAGAGTCCATTCATCTGATGGGAATGAAAACTGAGGATTGATGTAGTTGTTTGTTAATATTATAACCCAGTCATAGAATTGACTACCATAATATTTTTCTGCGATAGTTTCAATTTTAACACCTTCATTAACAGCATACTTATCATAGAAGGTAGCATACCCAAAGATATTAGGATCTATCTTAGATCTCTTGAAGAAGTTCTTTACAATAGTGAAGTCCGATTCTGAGAAAGGATAACTAATAGGTTTAGTATCGTATTGTAAGTCTGGTAGTAGTGAAAAGTACATTTAGAATCCCTGTCCAATTTCTTGTGCAAATACAACTTTTGTTTCCATAAAACTAAGTCTTATTTCTACGGCAACAGGAGCACCGTCTGGATGAGTAGCATAAGTTCCATCAGGTGTATAGTTTACTTCAACATTGGAGATAGCACATGGTTTAAATTGTATTAGCCATGGATGAGGACTATGACCTTTCATAAAGGTAAACTTACATAGGTTTGGAACTCTAATGAAGTTGTGCATATCACCCCAATCATTCTTGCCGTCACTGTTGTCCTCCTTTCCTTTTGACCATTTTACAAATTGTTCTCTTGTCTTTTGCCATTCTTCTGAGTCAGCATTATCAGTACCTCCATATTGAGGAGAAGCATTCCTTCTGAATGTGTTGTAAATGTTCTGGATTTGTGCTGATTCTTCTGAGTTACTTGCTACCATTTTAAATACCATTCCAACTTCTCTCATTTGAGGTGAGTCGTAAAGCATTTCTGCATTTGGATTTATAACAACTCCTCTAGTACTACCTGCTAAATCATTGAATGATATATTACCACCAACACCTGGTAATGTATTTAATGCCATTGCAGTTAAAGATGTTTGTAGTCCTACTAGATTACCAGCAACATCTTTAAGTACTTGTTTTCCATCTGAGAATCTTCCAGCAGCACCAGCTGCTATTGCTGCTCTACCTAGAGCAGTGAATTGTTTTCCTTGCCATGTTTGTTGAATTTCATTTGCTACATCTTGTGGTACAGGAAGCATTACAGGTGGACCATTCACTTCTAGTGCAGCAGCAGACATATTGTAGTTATCTAATCCATATTGATTTGTACCACTGACCAGACCTTTGGCAAATGTTATTTGATTTTTTTTACCTGTAATGTTAACTGCTTCAGCTGCATCTCTACCAAAAGGTTTGGGATATTTTCCGAACTGAAATAGTACCCAATCAGTTTCTTCATCAATCATATCCAAAGGCCATCTGTGTGCAGCAGCTTTATTAAATTGACCACCAATAGGACCAGAATCTATTCTTATTACTGCTTCTTTTTCTATTTCAGGACCGAAGTTAGCAATTAGAGTATAGTCAGGGTTATATGTTAATTTATCAATACCTTTTTTATTTTTTACTTCAACCCATTTCCATAGGGTACCAGGACTGTAATTCCCTCCACTTCCTATACTTTCGTTGTATTGCATCACAAAACGTCTACCATCATCACTTATAAAGTAATCACCCTTTTTGATTTTTGTGCCATTATAGCTCATCGCAGTCCAACTGGTTTCTGATCCACCTGGATAATTTACTGATTCTGCCATATTATATTACCATTGCTCGGTCTTTTTGTTTACCATAACCATGAATGACTCTTCTTGCTTTGATTTTATCATAGAAGTTTTCGTTTGTTTCATCCCAGACTACTTCCATTGGATATGATTGTTGTCCAGGTCTACCCTTAGTATTTTTCACGAAAGTTTCAATGGGTAATAGTATTGCGGATGCCCATTCAGCTGCTGCTAAATCTAGAAAGTAACCGTCAACGTATCTAGTTATGTATTTATGAAAGCAACTACGAGGTGCATCAATCCTTCCTTCCATTAATCTTTTGACAACCAATGCTCTCTTCTTAGGTGTCATATAGTGTAGGTTTAATCCCCAGAATTCTTTTCTAGTTGCTTTGATGACATAAACAAGCGGAAATTCATCATAATATGGCAGTCGTGCAGCAGTTTTTGCTTTGTATTCAAAGATGTACATATGTCCTGAGACTGCATATCTTCTTATTTGATTATCATCTTCCTGTTCTTCTGGACCCATACTGTCTTGTATCTCATCACGTATGAGTCTTTCTGGGTTATCATTAATTCTCAATGCATATTTTCTAACTGCATTTCTATACCATAGGTAGTTCTTTTTTTCTCCACCTGCTTCTGCTTTTACTTTTTCAAATATAGTTTCATAACCTGCGTCCTCATTTACTGTTGGGACTTGTATGTCTTTAAATCCTTGTGCCATTGTTTCATACTGCTAAATGATCTTCTGTGAGTATTAAAAATTTCATTTGCCTATTGTCACAGTAGTTCTCAGCAGCGTCCCATTTGGCACGATTTTTTGCGAAAGTTAGAACAGCGTTCTTATAGGCTCTGGTTCTTTTATCCTTACCATATGGGGGTTTAGTTTGTTTCTTTGGTTTGATTTCTACTATGTACTTAGATATTTTTCCGCTTTTTTCACGAACTTTAATATAAAAGTCAGGATAATATCTATGTGACCTATTATCTAGTGGAGATCTATATGGAATTGCGATTTCCTCACTTCCCCACTCCATTATACTAGGTGTGGTATCACAATACTTCATGTATTTTTTCTCCCATAGTGATCTATACACTATGTTAGTCGGATTTCCACGGTACTTCCTTGGGTTTAAAGGTTTGTATAGTCCAGAGTAAGCCATATATAATATATAATCCACATTGTATATTTAGAGTGTCGTATCCAGTAACACAAATAGATCAGTTCATGTCAAGGATAGGTCGTAAGGGAGGAATGGCTCTCACGACTGGATTTGATGTTTATTTTGATGGTTTGAATTCTAGTGTTGCTGGTGAATTTTATAGTAGTGGTAATGAAGATATAGTTCACATGTTATGTGATGAAGCACAGTTACCTAATGTACAATCTGCAACTGGACAATTATCAGGAAGGTATCTTGGAGAGTCAGGAATGCAGTATACTCATTCAAGGATGTTTACTGATTTAAGTATGGGATTTCTTTGTGATGCGGAAATGACACCAGCAAAATTCTTCAATCATTGGTATAGTTATATTTTTAGTGATACTGAGACAACTAATCGTGGATATTATTTTGATGCTAGAGGTGCTACTCCTAAACCACGAAATAGAATTAATAGGTTGAAGTATATGGATGATTATACTTCTAGTATAAAAATAATAAAAACAGAACCTAATGCTACCTATTCTAATGGTAGAGCACCGATTACTTATATTCTTGAAAATGCTTACCCATATTCAATAGATGCAGTACCTCTTTCCTATGGTAGTTCTCAGGTAGCAAGAGTTAACGTAAACTTTCATTACTCAAGACACACAGTTAGTTATGGTGATGCACAAACAGGTCAGATTAGAGTTCCTGTATTACCGTAGCAAATTCGGTTTTTTGATTCCATAAAACTCGGAAAATTTACACGGCATATTTTTCGCTAAAAAAGTCGCTATATATAAATATACGACTTGAAATCATTTTTTATGGCATTACCAAAGTTAGGGTATCCTACGTATGAACTTGAATTACCCTCTACAAGTAAAACTGTCAAATTTCGCCCATTTTTAGTAAAAGAGGAAAAAGTGCTTTTAATGGCACTTGAGTCTGAAGACGAAAAACAGGTTATTAGTGCAGTTAAGGATTTATTGAAAAATTGCGTTATTTCACGAATTAAGATAGATTCACTTCCTAGTTTTGATCTGGAATATCTATTTTTGAAGATTAGAGCAGCATCTATTGGAGAAACGATAAGTATTACTGTTACTTGTCTTGACGACAATGAGACTCAAGCAGAAGCACAGATCAATATTAATGATGTAGAGGTATTTAAACCAAAGGGACATGATAAGAAAATCATGTTTGATGACAAAACTGGTATTGTGATGAGATATCCTAGTATGAAGGAATTTATAGATAGGGAATTTTTACAAAAGGAAATGAAGACCGATCAGGTATATGATTTTATTGCAGATTCAATAGATCAGATATTTGATGATGAAGAAGTATACGACTCAAGTACTACTACAAAGAAGGAATTCCGCACATTTGTTGATAGTTTGACTACTAAGCAATTTGAGAAGATACAGCAATTTTATGTTACATGTCCTAAATTGAGTCATTCCTTTAAGGTCGTAAACCCTAAGACTGGCAAGGAATCTGAGTACACCATTGAGGGTCTACAGAGTTTTTTCGCATAGCACTCTTTCAGAATAATCTGGAGGGGTACTATAGAATGAATTTTGCTTTGATGCAGTATCATAAATACAGTTTGAGTGAAATTGAATTTATGATGCCTTGGGAGAGAGAAGTATATACAACATTTCTCATCCAATACCTTGAAGAACTCAAACAAAAACAAGAAGCAGCTAAGAACAAATAGTGGCAGGACTTACCAAGACATATTCAGGAGATTTCGGTGAATTTATCGCTGGTAAGATTTGGGATGTCATAAAAGATGTAGATAAAAAAAGACGGATAGAGGAGACTAATGCATCTAAAGAAGTAAAGGATGCTGCAAAAAAGTTATTAAAAGATGATCCTAATTCAGTTCCAGTAAAGGATAAGAATCTTAAAGATACTATAAGTAAAATATTTCTTCCTTTAGAATCAAAGTTACTTCAGACAAAATCTAATGTTGATGGAATGTCTGCTAAGGTAACATCTATTGCTGCTGGTGTTGCTGACACTCAAAATTTAATTATTAATCAGAATCAGATCCTTGAAGATAAATTGGATGTGATGTTGAGTGTTTTAGAAAATAAGAATCGTGCTCTTGATAAACTAAATGAGGATAATCAATTTGATCGTATAGAAGGTATATTAGAAAAAGGTGTAGGTGTTACTGGTAATTCTGGTTTATTAGAGTCTACTGCTGGTGGAAGTGGTATTGGTACTTTATCTGGTTTTTTGGGTAAGGCATTTGCTGATAGAATATTTAGAAGTACTTCAAAGTTTCTTAGGAGAAGGATTCTTCCTAGACGTTTGAGAGCAGGTGGAAGACTTCTTAGGATGAAAGGGAATCGTTTAATGCGTCCAGTAACTAGACGTTTAAGTTCTCTCCGTCCTAGGAATTTAATGAAAAAAGGAGTTAAAAAATTTGCTACTAGTGGTATAGGTAAGAAACTTACTTCCAAGTTGGGAGCAAAGGCTGCTACTAAAATAGGTGGGAAGGCAGCTGGAAAGTCTTTGGCAAAGAAGGTTCCTATATTAGGTGCTCTTTTGGGAACGGGATTTGCTATTCAGAGATTAATGAGTGGAGATCCTTTAGGGGCAGGACTTGAATTTGCATCTGGTATTGCATCTATATTTCCTGGGGTTGGAACAGGTATATCTGTTGGTCTTGATGTTGCATTAGCAGCAAGAGATATTAGTGGGGAATCTGTACCCAAAATGGAAAGGGGATCTGGACATATTTCTCCTGCAAGTATAGGATTAGGTGGTATACAGGAAATAGTTGGTGCTACTTTAGCGATTGGTAAAGCAGCAGGTATTGATACTAAGATTTTAGTTTCTGATGCTGGTTTAGGATCAGTTGAACCTAAAGGAACATATAATTTTGATTTGAACCCTACAGGTGGTGGTAAGACGATTGCTACTCAGACTAAAATGGTTGAGGATCGTGAACTACCAAAAATACGTAAGTTGAAGGAAGAAAAAAAGAAGAACGATAAGGATAAGGGGAACGGAGAAGGGGATGATAATAATAACCAGTCTGATAAATCTGAGTATAATGGTGGGAGACCACGATGGCAGCGAATGCTTGACCCTTTTCAAATGTTGAGTAAAGATAAACCTAGTGGAGAGGGTGGTAATAGTGTAGGAGCATTAGATAGTATGCTTACTGCTCAACATTCCCCTGTTAAGATAGATGCTAGTGGAGAGTCAGGAGTAGATTTTACTCCCGAAGGTCCAAATAATAGAGCTGCTTTTGATGGTTATGTGAGTGATATAGGACATCAATATAACCCAAATGTTGAGGGTGGTGATGGTCGTCAAGGAGCAGGGTATGGACATTATATTGGAATTACGAGTGTAGATTCTAAAACTGGACAGGAATTTGAAGGTGTGTATGCTCATTTTCCAGAAGGTGAACTTGATCGTTGGAGTATTGGTGATACTGTAAAATATGGTGATATTCTAGGTAGGATGGGTACATGGTCAGATTATGCTAATCCATCTACAAGATGGCATGTTGGTAGTGGTACTGGTCCACATACCAGTTTAGATTTCTTTGTACCAGGTACTAATCAACCTTACCCACACTGGAGAAGTTTAGTACCTAGAATTGATCCTACATTTTCATCAAAACCCAATTTACTTCCACCACCTCTTCCTCCTATAGATAGTAATATTAGTGCAACTTTAAGTCCTCATACTAATTTGGTTAATAAAGGTAGTTCAGAAAGACTTATTGCTAAAAGACAGGCAAGTGTTTCTAGTCCTATAGTTATGGTAAATAATACTGTTATGCAAGCAAACTCTTCCCCTATTGTAATGTCATCTGGTGGTAGTGAGTTTAGTGTGAAAGATATTCAATACGCACGTTTAGCAAGTTAAATGGCATCACTTCAAAAGACATATCAAGGAGATTTATCACAGTCAATTGCATTGCAGTTGATGGGTATTGTTGGTGATGCTCGTGGTATGGCATCGGATGCTAAAAAGAATGCAATGGATGTGGCGAAAGCATATGGTATAGATCCTATGCTTAGAAGAGGTGAGTTTTTTGGTAGAGCATTACAAACAAGAGCAACTGCTGGACTTCCTAAGAGATTTCAGAGAAAAATGCCATCGGTAACGATGGGCAATGCTTCTTATCTTGCAAGGGGTCAAGGTATAGTGGATCCATTAATGGGACTTGGTAAAGATACTAAGGATCCAATGAAAATGAGACTCCTTCCAGAGTATCAACAATTTGCAAGTCCAGAAGAAAGAAAATTTAGAGGTACAGCAGCAAATACACAAGCATTAACTAAAGCAGCAGGTGAGAAACCTACTACTAATCCCATATCAAGGAATAAAGGTGTTAAGGTAGAAGATGAGAAACTTGGTAGTTTCATAGCTGCTGTAGCATTATCATTGAGTTCTAGTATTAAATCCATCAACGAAAGGATGGATGAGAATTCTGAAGGAATAATTGTTGCTAAGGATGGTATCGCTAGTACCTATAAGAAGTTAGAAGATCATAGTGATACTGTTTCTGATAAGTTAGATAAAATTATTGATGCATTAAGACATCAGAATGAAATAGTTAGAAAATCTGAGGATGATAGGGAAGTTAGTGAAAAGAAAGAGTATGAAAAAGATCAAAGAAAGGTTAGTGATGCATCTAGAATTCAAAAATCCGATGCAACTAGGTCAGATATAAGAATGCAACAGCAACTTGATATACAAGAATCTGATGGTGTTATAAGTGATTCTCCAATGATTCCTGATCCTTGGGATACTTCTTCAAGGGGAGAAGAGATTCCTTATGCGGGTGAGTTTAATGATGGTGGTGTTGCTTCTGGTCCTGATAGTGGTTATCTTGCAATGCTTCATGGTGATGAAGCAGTTGTTCCACTTGATAATAATTTTACTCAGGGTCAACCTAGTGCTGTAGGAAAGGAATCACCATTTGGTATGCCATTTTTACCAAGAGCTGAGAGAGGAATGAGTGCAGGTGGTATTAAACCAGGTGACAATTCTTCTACTACAAAACCAACAATGCGTAGAGGAGGTGGTGGTAAGTCTTCATCTCCTATGTTTGGTGGTGATAAACTTGCTAAAGCAATGGAACTACCAGCAAAAGCAGCTGGTATGGTTACTATGGGATTGTTGGGTAATGTATTACAATCAGTTCCTCTTATTGGTGGTGTTGTTAGTGGTATTAAACTTTTAAGTGAACCACTTGCTAAGATGTTTGGTGTTCCAGATCAGGTTGGTAGTTCAATTGCTGAAGATGTTGCAAATCAACAGAAACAAGAAGCAGGAAGAAAGGAATTTACATCTCGTAGTCGTGGTAAGGAAGGAAGAGAGAAAGGTATATTAGGAAAACTTAAGGAATTCTTCTTTGGTGAAGGAGGAGGAGGTACTAGAGTAGCTCATAGTTCACGTGTGGTACATAAAGGTGGATTAGGTGGTTCTGGTGGTGGTACTAGGATTGCTTGGGGTAAGAAAGCGTTTAACCCATCATCTAAATCAGATGTTCCTATTATTAAGAGGAATACAATGATTAAGGATGCTAATTCTGTACAATATGATATGTTAAGTCCAGAAGCTTTTGAGAAGAAGTGGAATCTGCCTTATGAAACATGGAGAAAATTACCAATGTATCCTACAGATCAGTCTTCTAATTTCTTCCAGACATCGGCATCACCAATGACTGCTTTCAATTCACCTGAAACTAATAATACATTTGCTAACCATATTAATAATGAGTCTATTAATGATGAAGTGAGTCAGATAATAAATGCTGGAAAAGTAGAACCTATAGTTATAAATCAAAATTCTGGTTCTTCTGAGAATATAGATGAGAGTCCACATTCTGCAATAGCAAATTCTGCCAGTCCATTCAAGGAATGGATGTACACTGAACCTTACGCATAGATAAATGACCGAAATACAAGATAAAACTTATGCTACCAGTTTCAGATTTAAGTCTGTTGTTATGTACAGAGCTGGTGAAGATAAAGCTCAATCTGAAGTAACTTTACATGATGGTCAACAGGGAATGTTAGTATCATTCCAATATAATGAGGATATTATGTGGCCTTCTTATGGAGGTACTATGGTTATAGTTGATAATGCCCAAAACATTATTTCTGCTATGCCTATTCAAGGTTTTGAAAGGATTGTTGTTGAAGTTGATGCTTTAGATGGTAATGTCTATACCTATGAATTTCGTGTTCATTCTGTTTTTAACAGGGTTTCTAATAACGGAGCACAGATTTATACTTTAGGGTTAATTTCTAAAGAAGGTTTATTAAATGAAGGTATTCGTGTCAATAAAATTTTAGAAGGAAATACATCTACTGTGGTTTCAAAGATTCTTAGTGATTATTTGAAAGTTCGTAGTGATAAAATTAAGGTTGAACCATCTGCTACTGCTATTAAGATACTTCCAACTAAGAAATCTCCATTCAGTGTGGTTAGATCTTTGTGTCCGAGAACTGTATCAGAGAAAACATCTATTAAGATTAAAACAAATTTAGGTTCTTCTGTTGAAGATAATGATTCTGAGAGTGATGAAAATCCACAGACATCAGATAAAGCAACTGGTACTGCTGGTTACTTATTCTTTCAGAATTATAAAGGATACCATTTTAAATCAATGGATCATTTGGTTGATGATGGTGATAAATTTGGAGGAGATCCAATAAAAAATAAATTTGATGAGTCTAAATGGTTTAGATATTCTACTGCTAGAGTAGGACAAGAAAATGAATGGAGGATACAAGAAGTTATATTTGAGTCTCAGATTGACATGCTTAAAAACTTGAGACAAGGTACGTATTCTAATATATGTTGTTACTTCAACATAAATACTGGTGAGTACGAGGAGAGACTTTATAAACTTAGTGATAATTGGGATGAGATGGCTCATCTTGGAAGTCAAACAGGATTGGGTGTAGGTCAGAAGAATCTATCTAAATACCCATCAAGAGTCATGTCAACTGTGATTAATCATGAGAACTTTTATAATGATCCTGATGTTGCTTCTAATGAGGACAAACATGGAGGTAGTGGAAAGAATTCTTTCCCTGATTTCCAAAAGCATTATCTATCCCAAGGTATTGCTAGATCAGGTCTCTTATTCAGTCAAAAGTTAACAATTTCGTTAACTGGACATTTAGAATTATGTGCAGGTGATAAGATTGAAGTAAGATTGCCAGATCAAAAGTCCGAACAGATTAGAGAAGATGTGTGGGATCCTGAATATAGTGGAACATACTTGATTAAGAATCTAAATCATCAATTCATAACAGGGAGTACCCCAAAGGTTCATACCGTGTTAGAATTGGTACGAGATTCCCAAGGAGTCGTTACAAGTAACTTAAAGGAGAATTAATATGAAATCTATAGAAGAACATATTGCAAAGGACAAAGAGATCTTAGATGATCCTACAACTAGTCCTGCTGCACGTAGACATGTTGAAGAAGAACTTCATGAATTAGAAGTATATGAAGAGCATCATCACGATGAGATAGTAGCAGGAGATCATCACGATCCTAATGCTATTGAATTGTTCTGTGAGATGCACCCAGACGAACCAGAATGCCTAGTATATGACGATTAATGACTGATACTGCCTTATCAAGTTTATTTCCAATGCACCAAATAGGATCCGATGGTTTTAATTGGTGGATTGGACAGATAGAACAAAATCACAAGAAAGATCCTAAAAGATCTGGTAGATGTAAAGTACGTATTGTAGGTTTACATCCACAATCTTGTAGTGCAGTTCATGATGATGACTTGCCTTGGGCAACTACGGTAATGCCTATCAGTACTCCTCATGGTACATGGGGTGTATCTTCTCATCTTAAGTCTGGACATTGGGTTGTCGGATTCTTTTTGGATAATGATAAGCAACAACCAGTCATTATAGGTAGTGTAGGTAGAGTTGCAAATGCAAGTAAAACAAAGTTAATTGATAAGGAAACAGCAGAGGAGGGTTGTAATTCATTTACAACTTATAATGATCCTGATGAGATGAATGCTGATCAGAACTTAACTAAGAAAAAAGAAGTTGTAATTACACCAAATAAACAAGGTCATGTTAGTACTACAGGAACAGAAGTAACAACGAATGATGGTGAAGTTATTTCATCTCCACTTACTGTCATAGTAGGACAAAAATACAAACCTAATTCAAAGAATAATGCTGCTGGACTTAATTTTTGTGTAGAGAAAGCAGATAAGTGTGGTAAAGAAAGTGATCTGAAGGGTAATTTTAATAGATTATTCTCAGAAATGTTGTATGAGACTCAGAGAAATAATGGTAAGTTGGGTACATATTTGGTAGGTGAAGTTTCTGGTGGTTTATTTGATGCGGTTGATATAGGTAGAGATTATGTTGATAAGGCAATTTATCTTGTTAAGAGTTTTATTGCCAAGGTGAAAGGGTTTGTAGTTAAAATGATTAAGAAGGTTACTAAGAAGATAACTGATGCTATATTACGTCCTACTAAAAAAGGTAATTCTCTTAGTAATTTAACTAAACAATTTAATAAACAATTAGATAAAGTTGGATGTAAGATGGCAGATCTTAATGTTCGTATTGCTAAGTGGTTGGAGGATGTTATATTTGGTTATCTTTTTAATATCTACAAAGCAACTGCATGTCAATTAGATAAGTTTATTAGTGGATTACTCAATAAGATTGAATCTTTGATGAATGATTTACTTGAAGATATTCTAGGACCATTACAAGCAATTCTTGGTGCAATAGCAAAACCAATTAATATGATTGGAGATGCTGTTAATTATGTACTAAATCTTCTTGGTATACAGTGTAGTGGACCTAAAAAGAAATGTGCTCCAACTGTAGTACAATGTACAGATTGTAGTACTGGTAAGAAGAAGGATTTTCTTGATGATTTATTAGAAGACCTTGAGAATTGGGATGGTGAGGATTGGAATCAGTACACATGTGATGATGCAAATGAAGGTGTTAAGTTAATTACAACTAGTGTTGATTTTGTTGGAGGTCATCAAAAGAATCCTGATAGAAAGATAATTTATGATATTGGTGATATAGAAGTAAAGGAAGGAGATGATGCAGTATTTACAATTACTAGATCTGGTTTAACTGATATATCTTCTAGTGTTACATATAAAACAAGGGATGGTAGTGCTGTTGAGGGTGATGATTATCAGCAATCTGATGGTGTTATAGGTTTCCATGAAGGTCAGGCAGAAAAAACAATTTCTATTAAAACTTTTGCTGACACTATTCCAGATGGTTATGAAGATTTCTTTGTAACAATTAAAACTGATACACCAGATGCTACTATAAGTGGTGATGATATTCCTAAATCAACTTTTACAAAGAATATTGCTAGGTGTGTTATTAAAGAGAGTAGTATTTCAACTGGTGTAACACCAGTTACTCCTACTGATGGCATTACTATTCCACAAAATCCACCATTTAACTATAATCCAGAAGCAGATCCTTTTACTGGAAACACCCAAAATGGTACTGGAACTGCTGATGAAGCAACCACTCCAACTTATGATGTTACTGCTGATAAATTAACTGTTAAAGAAGGAGAGTTTGTTACTTATACTATTACTACTACAAATGTTCCAGAGGGTACACCATTAGAGTATCAATTGTTTGGAACAAATATTTCTCCAAGTGATATTATTGGTAATAATTTATTAGGACAATTTATTATTGAAGAATCACAAGCTAAAGTTATTGTTGGTATCAATGAAGATAATGTTACTGAAGATGCAGAGACATTGATATTTGCAGTAACTGGAACAGGAGCATCAGTAAGTGTATTAGTTACTTCTGATATTGCTGATTTAAGTGAAGAAGATGTTAATAAAATAGAAGATGAATCTTCTAATGATATACAAGACTTTCCACCATCTTTACCATCAACAGGAAATCCTGTTACAGATAAGGGTGGTGGTATAATTCAAGTACCTATATTAACTTCAGGTACTGCTTATACAGAACCACCAAAGGTCTTCATTACTGGTGAAGGTTATGGAGCATCGGGTGAGGTTTTGTTAGATAGTAATGGATTTGCTACAGAGATTCGTATTATAGATCCTGGATTTGGATATAAGATTAATCTTCCTACTACTGAGAAAGTTGAGTGTATTATTGATTCATTTACTATGATTAGACCTGGACAAAAATATACATCAATACCAACAGTATTTGTTGATGGTGATAGTAATGTTGCTGAAGCAATTATTAATACTAAGGGTCAAATAGTTAGTGTTAGAATTAAGAATAGAACTATTACTTATGATTCATATCCAGAAATAAAGATTCTTGGTGGTGGAGGATATGGAGCGAAGTTTATCCCTTCATTCTCTTGTCTATCACCTGCTGCTCGTGTTAAGGTCGGTTCTGCTAAGGTTGGAACTGGTTCTTACATTGATTGTCCGTAGGAGGTAGATTATGGCAGATACATATGAAGTAATGGGTGTAACGTATGATACGGCTACGGGTCTACCTATTTCTGGTGTTACGACTGAAAGTAATACAAAGGTAGAAGATGTTACTAAAAAGGAAATAGTAGAAGCAGTTCCCCCTGATGAAACTAATACTAATGAAGATGATAATAGCACAGCAGAAGATAATGTAGATACAGAATATACCGTTCTTGTTAATGGCGAAAGGATTATATTATATACTGATAAATGGGGTGCATCTCTTCAAGATAAACTGGAAGGGCATGGTATTCATATTCAGAAGAATGGTGATGTTGCTGTACTTACTGGTAAGGGTGGTAAGGGAGGTGCATGTGGTGGAAGACTTTTAGTTAATACAGCAAAGGGTCAGTTAGTTAAGAGTGGACCAATTGTTACAGAAGTTGTTGCAAGTAAAGTAGATCCAGGAGAAGGAGAAGGTTCATCTACTAATACTGAGACTGCAACTGCTATCAGTACTATTGCTTATGGTGATAGTACAGAAGAGGTTGTTGGAGCAGAAAAGACTATTAAAGCAGAGCATATAACACTTGATGCTGATACTATTACTCTTAAAGCAGGTACTAAGATCTTTATAGAGACTGCTGAATGGATTGAAGATATTGGTTCAAAGAAGGTACATGTAGAATCTTCTGATGAACAGGTTGATGCAAAGGTAATTGAGGTTAAAGAAGAAACAACTGTAAGTTTTGATCCTCGTGCATCTAAGAATATAGTCAGTCGTGGACATATTAACCATAGGATTCTTGGTGACTATGCTATGAAGGTTGATGGTTACATGGATCTACAGGTGATGGGTGGTGTTCCAATTGGGAAACCACTTATTGAGAATAGATCTGCTGCTTTGACTATTGGAGTCAATGGTTTAAAGAATGGTGGTAAGTTCTTTGTATTTGCTAAAGGTACATTTGATTTAGCATCTGGACTTACAACAGGAGATCTTAATCTTAGTACATTAGGTAAGATTCAGACTTCTTCAACTTTAGAAACTAAGATAGAAGCAACAACTAAGGTTGAGATAGAAGCAACTACTGGTGATGTCACTGTTAAAGCACCTGCTGGTAATTTTGATGTTGATGCGTTGAAGATATACCTTAACTAGTGTGCCAGTTGTATAACTGTCACAAGGGGGGTTGACCCCACATCTATAAGATGGCATAATGTATAAATAACTTTACATAACGAATCAGGCCCGAAACTATCGTACCCTGTGGAGATGTAATAAAGTACCCCATGTCGGGGGTTACTATCATCCGCAGGTTTTTTAATGCCTTGCGAGATACTTTTAAAACAAACATGTCAATCAAATCAACAATCGCTGCTGTTGCAGCATCTCCTTTCCTTCTCGCTGGTGCAGCTTTTGCTGGTCCTTACGTGAATGTTGAAAGCAATCTCTCATATCCTGATGGCGATTACAGCTCTGCAGCTACTGATCTTCACATCGGTTACGAAGGTTCTACAACAGATGGTAAGATCGCTTACTATGTACAAGGTGGTCCATCTTTGAATCACGCTGAGACAACTGACGATACAGAAACAGAACTTTCTGGTAAAGTTGGTGCTTCTTATGGAGTTTCTGAAGACCTTGCTCTTTATGGAGAGCTTTCTGGTGCTTCTGACGGCGAAGATTCTGCTGGAGACAACATAGTTAACTGGGGTGCAAAACTCGGTGCTAAGTTCACTTTCTGATTCAGTAAGTAACTAAAAGTTAAGGGAGGGGTTGCGACCCCTCCTTTTTTATGCTATACTATAAGCATTATGGAAAACCCTGTAACAAATAGAGATATCATGGCGAAATTGACAGACCCACCACTACCTGAGTGGGGTCCAAATAGAGATCCACGAGTACGTGCTCAAGTTAAAAGTAGATTTTATTACATCTTCTGGGGTGCTGCAACTATATCTGTACTTGCTGGTCAACTATATGTTGGTAGTGGATATAGATCATATGCTAGATCTCTTAATAGAATCTTTGACACTATTGAAATTGAAGTAGGTAAATCTTATAACAACGAACGATTTTACTAATGGAACCATATGACACTAATACAGGTGTACACAATCGTGTACAGATCACAATAGATCTCAATGAATTAGTATGGGCAAGAGGTGAGCATCTCAAGCAAGAGATGTCTGTTAATCAGGCAGAGTTTCTTGCTGAGACTCTACGTAGAACTTTAACATGGGATACAATGTATGGCATGATTGATGAAGTTATACTAGAGTTCTTTGATAATCATGAGCACCCTGAGATTTGGGATCCTCACTATGGTGAGACTGCTGGTGAAGAACCTGCTGCTACCTTTGAGAAGCAAGCAAAGAAACGTGAGAAAGCAAAGAAAGAATTTAAAATGGTTGATCTAGTATCATCAGCATGGACAATACAAGTACCTATGAGAATAAAGAAATGAGTTTTTCAATAGATTTGAAGGAGGGAACTAAAGAATCCCACTCAGCAGCAGAGAACACTAAGTTCGTTGCATCCTTTCTTAGGGGTGTGGTAGACTATGAAGA